TCATTCACTCTCTTTCAAACCAGTTTTAACTGTTTGTGGTTTTGGGTAAGGCTGGACTTTGAATAGCTTTGTGTTAAGGCGTTTTCTGGCTCTCTTGTCCAGAAACCGGATGTAACGAAACTGACGGAATTTATGAACACTGGCTCTGTCGATATTAGCCCGCAGATGTTCACCTCGCTGTCCTCCTCGTTTGATTGCATTCTTGCAAATCTCGTGATACCACTCGCCATCAAGTTCATAGAATGTTGTTTCATGACTGCCTACATAATCAAAATTGCTTGCCTGGTACACGACACCAAGACAGCCACAACGCTCATCTGCAAACGACTGAACCCACTGCACCTGCGGATAAAGTTGTCTGATTAGTTTGAGCGCGTAACTGATTGCCCTTGATTCGGAGTTTCTCGGCATACAGTCATGCAGCCATAACCGGTTAAGCTCCATATATTCGCGGTTCTGCGTGCCAGTTACGACGCGTGCACCATTGTTTGGATTAAGGGCATAACCCCATTGCATTACGCCAACCAGCTCCCGTTCTGAAAATATGCCCAGATGAAGGTAGGAATTATTTACGAAACGATGGCTGTAATGTTTATTGACGACGACCAGCCGGGCCAGCCAGCAACTTATTGTCTCAACCCGTAACTCACGGGAGCCATAACCGACGATATTGTCGTTATAGTGAATAAGTTCAGGCGTGCTGATGATACGGGATGTAACTTGCTTTCTGTTCCCCACGACAGGATTTCCTTGTGTATGTGGGGTGCTCTGTGGCGCTCTGAGATGTGATTTGATTGAGGGTTTTACAGCGCGGACATTTAACTTCCAGATAACTGAAGCTGGCTCGTGCCAGTAGCTTGTTACAATGTCGGCACCGTATGTTTCGATACATGGCCGCATAACCTCCTGCTTTGTTGTTGATATCTTTATCACTCAATCGATCGACAAAAACGATCGATTTGATTTATTTAATTGATACAACAAATAACACGAAATGTCATTAGCGAAAATTTATGAGTTTGATCACTAATTTTAAACGGTGCTGTAACGCATAAGTGCTGAATGATTGTACATTTGAATACCGCAAAGCAAACAAATCAACTAATTTATAGAAGTCAATTGGTTAATTGCCAGCGTAAGAGGCTGCTATGGACAATCATGTAACGACGAGAAATCGAAAAATGATTGAAAATGCGGAAATCTATAATGATTATTTTTCCGATTATTCAGATGCCTGCAAATACAGTTCGAGTGCGGGAGAGTTCATATGCTTCAACTTTTTTATTAAATCTTATGTTTTTCCTCCACAGCAAGAAGATGGAGGTGTGCCACCTCCTGAAATCACTTTGCACCGTATAGCCTCCGTCTCAATGATGGAGCAACAGGCTAATGAGCTGTATAGCATTCTGGGAACGATTCTACAAAAGCGTGAATCGGACTAATGATACCGGTTCATTTGCCTGCCCGGATGGGGAAGCAGGATTGACTGCTCCATAAGCAGCTATATTTCTGAATACGAAATACTATCCAGCGATTACATATGGCTGGATAGCGGCAAAGATGTTTTCATTAGTGTCAAACCGGCAGAGGACACCACCGGTTTGTATTGTTACATCATGGTACTGTCAGTTCCGGGCTGAGCCGGGTCTGGTTGCTCTGGCTGCGCGTCGGTTTTCGGCTCATTATCAGCATCACTGGCCGCAACTGCTGGCCCAATAAGTTTTGCCAGCACTTCATCAACGTAAGTGTCGATTTGTGCCTCAAAATCCTTGCGGACCTGCGCTTTCAGCAACTTATTTACTTCACCGGAATACAGTGCCTGTTTTACCAGGTCTTCAGTGACGGTGCCTTTAATTTCTGGCATGTATATCCTCCTTATGCGGGAATAAAGCCCTGCAATCAGGGCTGGGTCGGGTCTTTTGGGAGCGGAGTTACCTGCGCTGTTTTACTGAGTTTTTCAGCTGCTGCGTCCTCAATTTTGCGGCGAACATAATTTCTGATGGCCTTATAACCACCACTCACCAGATATAACGCACATACTGCCGTGCAGAAATACAATAAAATAAGCTGTAAAAATGTCATTATCCCTCCCAATTATTGACATGGTGTTGACACCGGTAATATCTGTTAGGTAAAAAGGTGCACTGCATTTTTTGCTTTGGATATAACGATCTTTTTGCCGCCGGTTTCTTGTTTTCCCTTACCGGCGGCATTTTTTTATCCTGCTTACGCGTTATTCACTTCCACCACGATACTGTCAATCAGTACCGGGTAAGTCGCATTTTTAGTGATATCGGTCACGCGCAACTTGTCTGCCGTAAACGTGCCGACCGGAGACTGCGACAGCATGAATGGTGTCCCGTCCTTACCATCAATGACCGGTGTCACCTCAATACTGTTGTTACCGGCAAAACGGAAGCCCAGCGTATGCCATTCGTTATTAAATGCGCCGAATGACCCCAGCTTCGTGTTCTGCGCCGTGTTTCCTTTGTGATACATCACGTTAAGGTCTGTGGCATCGCTCTGTACGTAGAACGATGCCAGCAGGTTATGACCGGCATTTCCTTCCAGAGTAACCCCTTGCGGCAGGGCAGAAACCGGCCAGTACAGCGCCAGTGCGTACTGATTAGCCGTAAGCGCGCCATCGAGTTTAAAACGACAACTGACAAGACCACCTTTACCCAGCAGGTCCGCACCATTACCAGCATCATGCTCAAGGTACCAGGGGGCTCTTCCTGTTTCCTTGGTCAGTTTCATTGCCTTACCCCCGCTGGCTCCGGCATCATCCACGATTTGAGCCTTGCCACCTCCGGCAGCCCAACCCTGTGGTGTCAACCGTCCTTCAGACTCAGATGCCCGGTAAGCAAATAGCGTACTCATCGTCGTGGTGTCTGCGGGTGGCGTGGACGGTTTTGATGGTGTATCAGGTGACGGCTTCTCATCCGGTGGTGTCACGGTCTGCCCGCGCATCAGTTCAGCCGTGCGCCCTGCATGGAGCATAATAGCTGAGGCCAGACGGTCTGAAATGACGCCCCTGCGTGCCCATGAGCTGAAATGGCTGTCACGCTGTGTCGAAACAAAACTGCCCTGGGTTCGGGATGCTGCACCGTAATACCCGACAGCCACAATATCCGGGTCTTCCGCCGGAGCATTCGTTGGCGTGCTCTGTCCATTCTCATCCGTCAGGAACGGTACAAAGAAAATTTTCTGTGCTTCCTTGCCTTTGTAGCCACCGTATACTGCCTCATATTTATCGGTGCCAGCGTTTTTCCAGTAATACGTGGTATCACCGCAAATCCACGGCACCGTGGTGGCATTTCCACTCACGCACTGCGCAGCAAGCGGAGCCAGGTCAGTTCTGAACTGCTGAACCATGGCCGTGAATAAACTATTATGCTGCTGGCTTCCTGAGGCAAGGTCTGCCTCTCCCTGCATCCAGACCACAGCCAGAAGTTTGTTTTTCGGGTTTTTCGCCAGCGCGACTTTGGTGCGGCTTACCAGGTCCTGATACAGAGGTTTACCGGCCCCCCAGCGTGAAGAATCAGCGGAAGCACCGCTGGCCTCACTGAATGAGCCGTCGGCTCCAGTGGTGAATGCTGACCCGCCACGACAACAGGGCACCAGAAGTATCCCGGCATTCTGTGGGATATAGGGAAGCAGTTTTTTGGCAATATGCAACCCCTGACCGACAGTCCCGTACTGGCCTTTTGCCAGATCAGCTTTCGGGTGGTTTATCCCGCTCATATCCTGAACATCATGCAGGCAGTGGTCTGCCGGAATGATGTCGTTGTATGTACACGACGTACCGTTGGGCGTTACCGTACTGCGGCGTGCCAGTTGCTTAATGCGTGGGTCCGGGCGGTCAAACGAATCCGGTAACGGCAGCCCCTCGCCGTAGGCCATGCCATTTGACTGACCCGCGAGAATGACAACAAAGTAATATTCCGGCTTTGAACTGCTGCCATTCGTGCTACCGGAAGGCCCGGCGTTATCCGGTGCATTCCAGTCGGAGGGCGTGAGCGTTCCGGCCACGTCAGATGTGATTGGAATGATGCCAGTCACGCCTGAACTGGTGATTTCTGCACTGGGATTACCGGATACCGGCATTACCCATAATGGCTCTTTCGTGCTGAAGCGGATCACGCAGTCTGCGAAGGTGATCCCCCCTTTATTACCCGAAGGGCGGAAAGGGCTTTCAATAAATGCCACCGTGCCACCGGCAACCTTGACTGAAAACTCTCCGGGCATGGCGGAGAGCATTTTCCACTTGGAGTCTGACATCGTCTTTTCTGCCTGTTTCTGAATTAAACAGAGTCAGAATAGCGACCGCTGAAAAATATGTGTTTTGCGGAAATTCAAAAAAGCGTCACGGTACTTTTGGTGACGGAGCTGGTGAGGCAGGAAAATAACGATAAAGGGTGGAAAGGCCAATATCAAATATCAGTGCGATTTGTTTACGGGACTCGCCATTAGCCAGCAAACGGGCGATTTGCTCCCGCTCTTTCTCTGTCAGTTTCTGAGGTCTGCCGCCATGACGCCCCTGAGCACGGGCAGCAGCAAGACCCGCGCGTGTACGTTCAATAATGAGTTCCCGCTCCATTTCCGCCAGCGCGCCCATTATATGGAAAAAGAAACGTCCCATGGGAGTGGATGTATCAATATTGTCCGTAATGCTGCGGAAGTTAACGCCGCGTTGCCGGAGTTCTTCTGTTAAAAGGACAAGGTGCTGCATACTGCGTCCAAGGCGATCCAGTTTCCAGACCAGCAGGGTATCCCCTGGCCGGAGTCGCTTTAATGCGCGTTTAAGTCCGGGACGCTCCCTTGTCTTACCGCTTATTCTGTCTTCGAAAAACAGCTCACATCCTGCACATTCCAGCGCATTTCTTTGTAGCGCCGTATTCTGGTCATTTGTTGACACCCTGATATACCCAATCAGCATACGATTTCCTTATTATAAAAAGCCGGAATTGTCGCATGAGGAATAAAACAGAGTTAATCCTGGCTTTCCTGAAAACCTCGGTTTACGGGAAACGGTAAACAGGGCGGCGAATGCTCTGCCATCGGACGGCACCGCCGTTGCCGCGAATAGACTCGCCACCCCAAGAAATATTAATGGGGTTCCCTTTGACGGGACGCAGGACATAAACATCACTTCTGGTATAACACAGCAGGATGCGGATTCCCGATATATCCAGGATATCAGGCTGGGAGCAGAGAACAGGCAGGTAATGTACGGTGGGGCATATTACTCTGCGTACGGTAATGTTATGGCAGGCCTGCAGATTGACAGTAAAGTTGATGCTTCAAACGATTTTATAGCATTCAGACCCCTGCAAAAATTAGTCGGAGGTACATGGATTACGGTATCTCAGTTATAAATAGTCAGTAAATAATATATTTTAAAACAGATTTATTTCCAGGAGGATTTTATGGAACTAAAAAATATAACCCGTTATTATCCTGAAAATATGCCATATGGTAATAATGTTCAGTATTTCCAGAGTGAAGATGGTAAGGATTTCTACGAATCCCTGCCATTATTCACCAAAAAATATAAACTTTGCATAACACCTGACAGCGGCGTTATCTGCTCAATATCACAGGACGCCTCGGCGCTGTATCCTGCGGGGTTTTCTGTGGTTGAGGTCGATGAACTCCCTGAAGGCACGGATATTTCAGGAAACTGGAAGTTTGATAATGGCATAATCTCCCGTATTCCGGTTAACTACGCAAGAAAACTGGAAGCAATGCGCCAGTCATATCTTAATCAGGCATATGAAAAAATTAATGACTGGAGAACGGAGCTACAACTGGGCACCATCAGCGATGAAGACAGAGCAGCACTTACCCAATGGATGGCATACATCAGTCAGGTGAAGAAAATGGAACTACCCGCCATTAAAACAGAAGCTGAATTTAACGCCATTAAATGGCCTGAGCAGCCACAGTAATAAAGAAGGCCGGAAGGCCTTCTGAATATCATTATATACTTGCAGCCGTCACCCATGCTCCATTTAACAGATACTGCAACGGCCGGTAATACACGCCGCCGACGTTATCTGCCGTATTCTTACCGACATCCTGTACTTTAATTCCGGTAAGAACATTGCCGCCCCCCAGATTCAGATCCCAGCTTTCCCATGTTCCGGGCATATGTGCGGTCACCGACCCCAGTCTTATGGCGGTTACTGTTCCTGATGAGATAGTGATATCCTGCGTCCCGTCAAAGGGAACACCATTAATTGTGTGGGCATTTGCCAGCCTGTTCGCGGCAACGGCGGTGCCGTCCGATGGCAGGGCATTCGCCGCCCTGTTTACCGTTTCCCGTAAACCGACGTTATCGATAAAAGCCCCTTTATCCGGAATGTCTGCGCCGTTCTGCTCCCTGCGCAGGTAACGGTTATCACCTTCGCTTTTGCTGTAAACATCCAGATTATTACGGGCGGTTCCCTTATTCTCCAGGTCGGCGAGATTCTGATCCTTCGCCAGGGCATTAATGTCAGCGGGACCAAGACTGTTTTTTGTGGCAAGCGTCCCCAGACCAAGATAACCACGGGCCAGACGCTGGGCCTCCGCACCGGCATCAGCAATTTCTTTCAGGTTATTTTTCCGGGAAAAGGCATTCGCAGCGATAATGGCTTTAATGGACAGCGTAAGCTGGTTTAACTGCGCCTTATCCGGCTGAATACTGGCTTCAGCCAGAATATTCAGCAGTTCGGCCTGGAGAATATTCAGCCAGTCCTGACCAATCCAGCTGATACCTTTTTGTCCGTCACCTTCGGTAAACCAGGTGGTGGTATTACTCTGCGCCGGTGCCAGCGCAGGCATATTCGCCACGCCGGAATTATTATCAACATGAAACATTAAATAGTCTCCTCTTCATGGCTGTTTGCATAAACGTAAATAAACGTCTGCCATGCAGGCTTATAACGGTTCAGAATACATTCCAGCGCACCGCCTTCATAAATACGCAGCGGCGTGAGAATATCATCCAGCACATTCATATTCCGGTAGCCGGTTTCACTGTTAATCGTGACAATACTGACCCACTGCGAATCCGGTGAGGGCTGAATGTCAATCTGATAACCAAACTCCGCCGCAAACCGGATATAAAATTCACGGTTCAGCGAGGGCTTCATCCGGTATTTATTTCCGGCATAACGCTGTCGCTCCGTGAGGGTGGCTCCGGCCATATCACACTCGGGAAGCCCGAGATAACGCTCCCAGTCTTCCAGCAGCAGGCGCGACGTGTCAGGGAAACGCTCGGCAAGCAGCTGTTTACCCGTCCAGGATACACGCGCTGTCGAATGACTGAGGCCCAGACATAATGATGCCAGTACGGATGACGGACGCTTGTCCCATGCCAGCCCGTCAGGCAGTAACTGCAACAGGGCGCGCTGATGCGGGGTCAGGGTTACAGCCATGTGATTTCTCCTACCGTCAGCAGCTCACTGTCTCCCGCCTGAACTGACGTCAGCGGACTGCGCACTTCAAAATCCTCCAGATTTTTCACCCCTGCCACCGCCCGCCAGAAAGACGACGGCAGAACCAGACCGCCGGGCCGGGATTCGTTATACAACAGGTCGGTCAGCGCCTGTTTTACGGCCGCCTGATTCTCCGGTGTTTTCGGGATGATCCTGATGCTGAAGGGCACCGGCTTATTGGTCAGTTTAAACACGGTCACCGTCGGCCCCAGAGGCTGTCCGACAGGCTGGCCGGTCGCCGGATCATCATGACTGCGGATATAATCCGCCACCCGCTGAACATCACCGTCACCGGGGAAAATGTCCGGGTTATTATCCTGAACAAACGTTACCCCCACGCTGCCCGCCTGCGGCCATTCCGGGCGGCACCATGCCCGCGTCACGCCCGGCACTTCACGCGCCCAGCGTTCAAAATCATACTGCGTGCCGCCGGACGGTGGATTCTGCACCCGGAAAACCAGACGGGAAAGCAGCTCCGGCACGGTTTCCACATCCGCACCACCGGTGATCCCCGTTCCGGTCACCGTGGCCGTCTGGTTGATCCCCGCCTGCGGTGTGATAAATGTCAGTTTTGTCCCTGCCGGGGCATTCCCCGCACGACCGGCACTTTCGGCTTCCACACTGACATTCAGCGTACCGGCCTTACCGGTCAGGGAGGTGGTGATACGGTAAACCACGCCATCACTTCGCTGGAGAAGCACACCTTCCTTGATCCCCGCATCCGTGGTCAGCATCAGCTGAACCGGCCCGTCCCCCCGAGAGGCAGGCTTACGCATGACGCCCCAGAATGCACAGTGTTTCAGCAGTTCGGCTTCATCGGCTTCGGTCGGGATGATCTGACGCGCAATCCAGGCCAGATGCTCATGCTCCTGAGCAGATAACCCTGCCTGAGCGTAAGCAATGGCATTCAGGGTGGTTTCATTCACACCCGGCTGCGAGCCGGGCAGGCGCTGGCTGATATCCTGCTGTGTCTGCGTGATTAACTGTGCCAGCGGTAAAGGCTGATAAGGCATTACTCCCCCTTAAGATCAGCATAAAAAATCATGGGCCTCACTGAACCATCAGGCAGGGTTATGCGCACCGAAAGCGCCAGCCGCGCGTGTCCCACACGTTCTGCATGACAGACCACGGATGACGCCACGCCATCCTGACTGAGCCAGCCCAGCGCCTCATCCGCGTAAGCACGGGCACGGCTTATCACCGAGGCCAGCGTTTTTTCCCGGCGGAGAAGCCACAGACGGGAGCCAATGGGACGCGGGCGAAAACTGTCTCCCCACCATCCCCGGCGGTCACGCGTACCGTCAGGGATTTCATCCGATGCCAGCGCCCGGCGGTCAGTAAACAGCGAAATCAGAACGGCCGTCAGCAGACTGTCATCCGTCAGCAGGTCGGCACCGTTCAGTTGCAGCGAACCGCACCCCTGATCCCATACAATTGCAATATCAGCCATTCTCCGGCGCTCCTGTCTTACTGCCTTTGCCGTTATCCTGATGCACATGGCCGGAATAGGTGATCCCGGCAATAACGGCATCAGACATCGTGAACAGCCCGTCTGATTTACCTGTACCATCAAGCACGAAATTACCCTTAACATGCAGGTTTTTATCCACCGTCACATTGCCCGTAAAGGTGGCCTCCGGCGTATCCACCCGCATCCCCTCATCGGCGTAAATCTCCAGCATTTTGCATGTCACAATAATGCGACCATCCTTTGTTAACCGTATCCGGTGCCCCTCATGGTGATACACCCCCGTATCTCCGGCTGTGAGTCCGGTCGGGCGGCTGCGCCGGTCTTCCACCACAAGCACCACAGTCTGATCCCGCTGTCCGCCCAGACAGGCAAAAAAGGTTTCCGCACCCGGCAGGGGAACGCTGATCTGCCCGTACTGCTGGGGACGCTCCACATCATCAAAGGTTTCGCCGTCCATGCCGGTGAGCTGCACATTCTGCATTTTCAGTTCGTCATGTGTGCCGGTCAGAACGCCCCGGCCAAACAACAGGCGAATACCGCGCGTTACCGGGGCAATCAGGCGGCTGAACACTTCATCATTCATCAAAGCTGATCCCCTGTTTTTTCATCTGCTGGCGAATAAAGGCATCAACATCGTCACCGGAACCACCCCGGCCCTTACTGTCCGGCTCTGCCGGAACGATAAAGCCGTCACGCGGTGCCAGTACCAGCCGGGTGACTTCCCCGTTATGTTCATCAAGTAAAAACTCCACCTGACAGACCAGCAGTTCAGTCTGTTCTATACCGAAACGCAGGGCTGAAACACCGGTCAGCAGATTGACATCCCATAACCGGCCATCATCCCGGAACCAGCCACGCACGGTGGCAGAAAACCGTTCTGAACGGGCAACTGGGTTTGCCGGTGGCTGCCAGTAGTACGGATGTGTAGGTCTCATGGTCAAGCTGTAGATCGCGTTTTGCGACATGTATTAAGGTAATCAGGGAAGCGCGATTCATTATCGTGTCTCCGTAACAACAGGCGGCATGGCAACGCCGCCCGGATAAAACTAAAGGTATCGATATGAAAATAGATTACGATGAAGTATTAAGTATTCTCACAACTTTTCAGGATGCTGAAACACCTTTCCTTACACTACAGGATCTGGGCATGGCTGAGGCAGAAGGAGAGGAAAAGGATAAAAAAGTTTTTCATCTTATGCTTCTCGCTGATAATGGCTCAATTGTTAATGGTGATATGCAGTCAGAAACACCCAAATATATTGGTTTCTTTTTCCATTCTCTGGGCGTTGGTTTCAGAAACACGCCCATTATGCTTACCCAGCAGGGGCATGATTTAGCTAACGCCCTGAGAAAAAAACCAATCCTTGAAAGAATCAAAAAGGAGTTTACAGACGCACCATTTGATCTAATTAAAGAAGTTACCAAATCAATGTTAACCAGGTTCGTCAAAGAACGTATTGGGATTGACTGAACAACTTAATTCAGCCAGTAATCGCAGGGCGGCGACAGCCGCCTGCTTGTCACTTCTTTTAGCTATTTCCGCAAGAGTATGCACAATCCATAACGGACTTAACGCCACGGCTGAATCCAGAATCATGTCATCCATAATAATTTCTGGCATATCCCGCTTGTCACATTCTTTATCCATAAAAGAAACGAATTTCTCTGCATCTTCCGGTTTCATGCCTCCGGCGATAAGGATTTTGCGATATTCATAAGACGATCTTAATTCAATACTCATTATTCACCTGCCTGCTTAATCTGTTTCCAGTGCTTTGCTACGGGCTATAGCCTCACATTCAAAAAACACCGACTCCGGCACGCGCTCTTTTAATTCACGAACAAGGAAATCATTAACGCGTTCATGACGTCTTATATTTCTTTCCTTTTCCTCCTGGCGCAATACAGCAAGGCGGTATTCAACAGCCCGGCGTTGTTTCTGAAAGACAGCCAGTGCTTTTCTGGCAGCATTACGCCATGCATCATCGCCACATGGTGCGTATTCAAGCTGAAATTTAATCTCTTCAATAGTTTCTTTGATTTTTGCCAGCAAGCTAAGACAGTCGCTTATTGTCTCCAGCTTTTCATTATCAATATAACTTCTCACGCATTCACCTCCCGTAATTCCGGTAAAGCCGAAATATGACACCAGTGCGTCACCTGTCCGTCTTCATCTTCAAGGCAGGCTCCGGTTTCTTCATCAACAAAAAAGCCTTCATACCCCATATGGCCGATGCGCAGCTCCTGACGGTGACCATACTGAACAATCAGCACGGCAGCCTCCATATCAGGTGGGAAAGCATCATTCAGTGAATGCCAGGGATAACCGCGTAAATCCCCGAAATAAACACCGGTCAGCGTTCCGCCACAGAGCGGCATTCCGGCGGCACACACAAGAGGTTCATCTGATTCAACAAATAAGGTCGTTATCATGGCGTTAACTCCCGTAATACAGCGTCCTCGGCAGTCCGGCGACGGTAATAAACTGCGTGAGCAGAATGTTCAGATATTCCAAACTTTTCGCCAATTTCCCGGAATGACAGACGGCGTGGGTAATCGGAATCACGCAGCGCACGTATAAGACGTACATCATCATCAGATATGTGCGTGCCGGGGCGTAACTCTCCGCACTTTGTTAATCCAGCACCAATCATTCCTGCCCGACATCTGACAGAATCTTTATTACGTCCGAGATATTCTCCCATTTGCTGGCAGGTCATTGTTCTGGCATTTTTTCGAATAAACTTATCTTCATCAGGTGTAAATCTTGGGTGTTTATATTTCAGTAACTCCGGGTATGAACTGCGCAATACACCAGTCCGGTTATATACAGCCCAGACAGTTCTTTTTATTCTGGCAGCAATATCCTTAACCGGGGTGGATGAATAAAGCGCAATCAGCAGCGCATCTTCTTCAGGTGTCCACGGACGGACATGAGCGGGGGCGCGACCTTTTAGTCCCATGGGTTGTAATTTCATCATGCATCACCCCCTGACTCGCTTTTCAGCAGCATAAAACTCATCAGACAGTATTTCGGTCATTTTCTGTTTTGCGGGTTTTACGCCGCACTGAAGGTAAATCACATCGTCAACGCAGAACCACTTCACAGGGCCAAACAGGATTGCCGAGAAATCAATACCCAACCAGAACAACAGCGCATCGGTTCTGGCATACGTGACGGGCGAATATTCACGCCACAGACTGTTCAGTTCATCAGAGGCAACACGCAGGGTTTTAGGGATACGTGATGTGCGCGGTGTGCAGCTCCAGCCATTCGACGCAGTCGGTTTTCGCCATAAGTCGCGATGAAAAGGATATTTGTCCTCCGTAAAACGCAGTCCCTTAAAGTAAAATCCACTGATACCGGATACAAATACCGACCGGCACGCAACATTCAGCACGGCCTCAAGGCGTTTTGCCTCATCCTTAACTTTCTGGCAGTCCTGCTGGTATTTTTGCCACGCAGCCAGCGCGGAAGGGTTTGATGTTTTAAAGAACATTACGCCACCTCCGCAGATATCCCGGCAGGCGCTGCTGTCCGGTCAACAATCAGGTAGCGCAGAACATGTTCAGTGATATTCCAGCCGCTTAAACCGCAGATAATGACGCCCAGGCGTATGTCGATATACGCCATCACAAACTGGGGCACGCCTTCTTTCATGGCCTGCTCATCAACTTCAGCCACCACATAAACGGTTTCACAGGTCAGAACGCCCTGAGCAAATTCCCACGCCATCGACGGAATATCATGCCCCTCAATCCATGGCAGGGATTTTCTGAAGCCGCACCACTGAACATCATCAGCCGCAGATTCCTGGCTGCATTTGCGACGAACCGGCTGCACCGGGCGGGGGCGCGGAATATCATAAAAACCGTTACATTCCGTCAGCACGCCTGCATCAACCGCATCACGCAGAAAATAAACCATGGAGGATGGCGGCATATTCATTTTTTCAGCCAGTACACCGCAGGTCAGGCGGCCATAAATACACAGCCAGTTTTTAACCCCTTCAAGCACTTTTGCATCAATCATGATTTATTTCCCCACCACATTATTAATGACGATATAAACGTATTTCATATTTCTTAACCCTTATTTTCTGTTTTCAGGCGCAAGCAGTCCCCTGACGCGAGCGCCATAATTAAAATGAAGTGATATTTAATTGATTAATGTGGTGTTATTTATTCAGTCCGGCGTCCTGTTCAAAAGGCTCGACATAAAAACTTTCAGCGCCTTTATTCACCTTGATACCGGCAATGCCTTTCACAGCATCCGGCTCCGCCAGGACGGCTTCCTTGTTCACTTCCTCTTTCGTGCGGATGAAACGCTCAAGCCCCATACGGCGCAGCATTTCAATCACACCTTCCACATCACGGCTGACGCTGCATGATGGCGTTCCCAGCCGCCATGACACCGTTCCGGTGGTCAGATTGGCTGTTTTGGTTTTGCCGCCGTTCGTCAGCTCATCACGGTTGGTTTTGCACCAGTCCTGAATCCCTTTAAAAAGCACTTTGATTTGCTTTTTAAGATTTTCAATCTGCGGCGTATAACGGGCGGTGATTTCTGCCACTTCGTCATTCATCGCCGTTTCCAGGCGCAGCGCCTCTCGCTGAATATCTCCCAGGGTGCGGATATCACGGCTGACTTCTTCCCGGGTCTGCGGTGCCGCCTCGGCTGCGGCCTTTAATTTTGTAACGCGTTTAGCCATTTTGTTTTTCCTTATTGCAGTGTGCCTGATGCTTTATGCACGCGGTGGCGTTTAATGATGGCATCCGCTCCAAAAGACTGTGCAGATGCCTGAAATTCCGCTGAGAGAAACTGAATAATTGCAGGACTGTGATACTGGAGAATACTTGCATAAACGTCACAGAGTGACGTCGGCCTGTTATCCGTATCACGTTCTGTTTTCACATCCACTCCAATCTTTTCATGCACTTCAACACAGTCATTGCCTGCCAACTTTTCGTCATGCGAAACATGATTAAATTCAAAAATAACGCGTACTTTGCTCATGGAATTACCCCTGTTGATTAAATTCATTACCGTTAATAACCCCGGAAGCCATGCCTCTGTCTTTCATGAATGCACTGGCTTTCATTGCCACAAACTCTGCGAAGTTTCTGCTTTCTGCCAGCATAACCACCCCAAAAATCATGGCGGGTCCATTATCTTTCTTCTTTATTCCGGTTGAACGTATATCCAGACTTACCCCTCTGTGCGTGCTGCCATCAGAGTTTTTGCAGATAACATCTTCCTTGTATTCGAAAATAATGCGTACGACTTTACTCATCCTCTGGTCCTCGTTCTGTTTGGATAACTGACCCGGCGTCTAACCTCACGGCAGAACCGAATCATGGCATTAAAGGCTTCTTCCTCCGTCACCGCTTCCGGTATCCCCGGAACCAGTAACTGCTCCTGTTCATCACGTCCATGACGCGCCATAACCTCAATCACATGCCGTACCGTGGCAGGCTTTCCGGCAACTATCGGCAATGCACCTTCCGGCAGGACGTAACCAAACTCAATAAGACCACTCGACCACGCCCATGCAATGAGATTTTTTTTCACCTCACACCTCCCAGTAAACCGTGCAGCCGCTGATGCGGGTGGCCTTCACACGGCGGCGCAGGCCGTTGGTCTGTATGGTGATTTCAATTTCACCGGTTCCCTGCACGTTGCCTACCGGCGGCGTGGTTTTCAGTGCAAAACGTTGCGGATAGCGCTTACTGCGTTCCAGTACCGCACCGGCAAGTTCGGTCAGACGGCGCGCGCTGTTCAGGGAGTCGAATAAATTCATTTTGTTACCGCAGGATTGCATATTCATATAACACCTCATTTAGCTGACTTGTTTCGCACCAACAGAACGGCATATTCCGCTGTAAACTTCTGTCGCACCTTCGCGATCAAGTCCGGCAGATATCACCATTCGTGTGCGGTCATTAAATTCAAAAAGTAAATCGCCACATTCTTTATTTTCGGCCAGTGAAATCACCTTCACGTTATCGAAATTAACCAGGTAAAAGCGTCCGTAAATATCAGGAATATTAAATACCGCCATAATCACACCTGTGAGAGTAATTCAGGGTTGGTATAAACCTCTTTAAAGGCCGCATTAATATGTTTTTCTGTCAGCGCCGCGCCTTCACCGCTGGCGGTGAGCCACGCCTGGTTAAGCGTATGTGTCAGAACGCGTAACGCTCCCGGCTTTTCAGCGATAGCCTGCATGACGGCCAGCTCGGCCTCACCACTGATCCCCCACGCCATGGCAATGGCCAGCACATCCGCCTTTTTGGCCTTGCGAAGTTGTTTTGTACGGGCAAGACGGCTGAACAGGCGCGATAAATCATCAAAGGCGCGGCGTCCACCTTTAAACAATCCGCGCGGGTTACCAATAAGCACCATCCCGATCCCCGTGGCGTCCTGAATTGCCCGGAGTTGCTCCAGACCGTCAATACCAAGATGATCCGCCTCATCCACAATCACCAGTCCACGCGTTCCCATCAGGCGACGGCGGATGGCGCGGGATAATGCCCCTTTGTTCGCGCGGGTGTAATCAATCCCCAGCGCATCGGCCAGCTCCAGCAGACACTCCGTGACGCTGGAGTGCGCGGGTGACAGGGTGATCATCCAGGTGTTTGGTTGCTCCTGGCAGTAATTACGGGCAGTGGCCGTTTTACCCACACCCGGTACGCCCACAATAACGTTAATACAGCCCATCAGGCGAACCGCCTGAAACAGTGCGCGCAGCTCCTGGACTGTCTGAGTTTCCACAAACTGCGGCGGTTCCGGCAGTGCGCTTTGTTTATTCCAGTTCTCATACCAGGAGCGCAGGGAAGCAGCCACAGCAGCGTTATCGCCTTTATATTTTCCCTTACGGAAAGCCGATAATGTGCCGTCGGAAATTCCCGCCTCTCTGGCGATGGCATACTGCGTCAGTACGCCGCCATCAATAAGTTCATCAATGGTCTTGATTACATCGTTAATATCGGTCATATTATTCACCTCGCTTGAGACAGCATTCTCCGAGACTGAAACCTCAAATAACCTGAGTCACCCCTCGGGTTATTTTTTTATTTCAGGCCAGCGGATCACTTTCTTTTAATTTCGCTTCGAGCAGTTGCAATCCCCGCTGGAAATTACGCTCGTATTCTTCATCAGGTTCATCGTCAGCGACCGGTTGCTGAACGGTCACCGTATTACCCACAGGGCGGTATATGTTTTCCAGCCAGGGCTCCTGCGGCTTGTGCTCCAGCACGTTGACAACCTCATCCTCGGCATCACGGATTTTTTCCTCTGCGCGTTTACGCATGCCTTTAAGGCGCTGCTGCTGTTTGTAGTATTCCGCGCTGACAGGGAAGGCTTCGCGTTTATTGCCGTCCCATACCGCCTCGCAAATCACGCTGCCATCCGGGCGGCGCACGGTAATTCGTTCGGCATCATGAATGTCATAGCTGATAAGTACCTTACGGCCATGCTCGTCACGCAGCTCGGGCGCGTAGTAAATATTATTCAGCCAGCGTATTTCACAGCGTCTTACAGGGCGCTCCACCATCGGCCGGAACATATCCCGCAGTTCAACATCGGACAGCCATTCAATTTCCGTGTCCTCTTCCGCCAGGCGTTTTTTTCTGAACTCCGCCGGGCTGTAATGTTTACCGTTCGGCTTCATGGGTAATTCATCGTGCGGCCGGTTGTTGTACCACTCAACACCGTCACGAATGGCATCAATCAGTTCAGACCAGGACGGTAAATCACGCATCGCTGACTGCTGCCGGGCGTTCAGCCGTTTGCCCTGTTGCAGGGCACTGAATGCCGAGCGTAAATCGCGGTTGGTTTTACGTAACGTCTCGCGATCTGCTCCTTTCCCGAAATAGGTGCGGTATTTACGGGCTATGCGCATCGGTAATGTGCGGTTAAGCCGTTCGATAATGCCCCGTCCCTGCGGATTACCGGCAATCCCTGTCGGGTGATTAATCCCCAGTCGTGGCAGTATCCCCACAATCTCCTTATCCAGGACGTCGGCGGTTTCCCCGGAGCCATTATCCGAGTAATACAGAAACGGTTTGCCATGATGGCGAATACCGTGCTGTATGGCACCGGCTACGGCGAAAACATTTTCAGCCAGGTCAAGGCTCCAGCCCACCACAAAGCGCGTGCCACCGTCGATAACAAAGGTCACTTCCGGTGCGAATGGCCGCCCGTGAACCGGGTGCGCGCATTTCAGCTTCATGCCGTGACCGTCACCAATCCAGACATAATTCACCGGCATTCTGGACCAGTCGCGGCGCGTGAATCCCTCAAGCTGACGGTATTCACTGCCAGTTACCCGGCCTTTTTGTTTCACCACTTCCGGCAGTTTCTTCATTGCGCGGCGAATGGTGTCATAAGAGGGCATGATATCGAGCATATAAGGCTCATCAGCGTGCCGGTGCTGCCATTCAGCAACAAAATCCTCGTAAGCCTCGGTCATTGGTCGGCCGTTTGACTGGCGATACTGCGCCAGAAATTCGGGCAGCCAGTTAATATCTTCGGCTTTTATTTCCTGGCGTTTACCCGGTGCCAGTAAAAGCAGGCGTTCAGCGGCGTTCTGTGCCTTGTTAAAGGCCGCAATCCAGCGTTTCAGCGTGATTTCACTCAACGCGCGGCTGTTTCCCTTTTTGGCGTTCGCCGTCTCAACCATTGCCACAATGCGCTCGTCCAGTTGTGATCGTGCCAGGCTGTTAACGAGGAACCGGATAGCCTTAGCGCAACTAAAGCCGGGTTGTTGCGCGATTTTCAGCACCTCGCTGACGATCGCTATTCGTGCCTCTGCCACTTTACGTTGGTTTTCAGTCAGGGCATTGAGGCGTTCGACCATCAGTTGGGGTGATCCGCGATATGCCTCCACCGCATCAACCACGGCAGGTAAGCGTCTGGCCTTTGTCACCACCGGAGCCGGTGATTCATCGGCTTTTTGCGTCATCAGTTGCAGGGCGTAGCGTTCACGTAATGCCTGCTGCGTCACTTCAGGTAAACAGTCGATGCTGTATTCAGTTGCTTTAGAGCCTGAGCGACGACGGGAACAACAGCTTTTCCCTTGTACGTAACGTTGTAATGCCTGGCGAATACCTTTTGTTGTAGCAGGCATTCCGGGCGCGCCAATCAGTTCTTTTGCAATGACATACAT